TCCAAGTGATCGATTGCATCTGTCGGGGCTGGATGCCGCGCAGCGCGGCGGCGCGGCGGATCGCCTCCTGATTGGCGGCATAGAGGCCGCTTGAGCCGGTCGCGCCGTCATAGGAGCCGGTCGAGCCGATCGCGGTGGTCGCCAAATGACTGCCGCTGCCGAGCGGCTGCAAGAGGCCGCCGGCGGCGGCGTGAGTGTCGACGGTGACGTCGCCATGCTCCGGATTTTCGAACGCCGCGTCCGGATTGACGATGTTGTTGTAAAACGACCGGACCTTGTGGCCATTGCCCAGCGTCTCAGAGATCGTCGGCATGTCGGGGGCGCGGAAGGCTTCGACCGCATTGGCCATGCGGTTCATGGTTCCAAGCGTCGTCTTCTGCGGCCCGGTGCCGGTCGGGTTCATCACCGTGCCGATGACATGGCCTTCCGGGGCCAGCATTGGCGTCTCTTTCGCGCCGCCGTGGACTTCGTCGAACATGCGCACCCAGTGCGCCGCCGCATCGGAGTCGGTGATCTGATTGAGCGGCGTATATTGATGCTCGGCGATATGCCGCAGCATGTCGTCGCCGGCCTGCGTCCCCTCGTATCGCTTGGCGTAGTCGTTGGTGCCCCACTCGACCATCTCCGGCGTCATCGTCTCCAGGCCCATGGTCGACAGGATGTCGGCGGTCTTGCGGGCCATCAGGACGTTGGAATCCCAGGCGGTGGCCGGCGAGTAGGCGGCCACCATCGCGGCGGCGTTCTGCAGCGGAATGTTGTAGTCGTCGGCGATGCCTTGGGCGATCGAATGGGCGCCGTCGTACCATTTCTTCGCCCGGTCGACGACATCCGGATCGAGCCGCTCCAGTTCGTCGTGCAAGGCCAGATGATTGTCCGTCATGTGCTGGATCAGCGCCTCATGCACCTCGGCGTCGCTCATCCCAGGCCGGAGATCGACCTGGGGGATGTTCTGGCGGATGTAATCAGCGTTGGCGTGGAAGGTGTCGGCGTCGTTGGCGGCGCTCTCCATGTTGATGAGCGCACCATTGTTGAGATGGGGGTTGGGGACGCCGGCGTTGGTCGGGACGCGGGTCGAGACGCGCAAGCCGGGGAAATTGGCGGCGTCGCGCGCCGCGGTTTCAACGCCGCGCTCCGCCATGCCGGTGACGCCGCCGAGGCCGGGCAGAACCGGCATGGCGCCGAGCGCGCTCATCGCCATCGTGCCGTAATCGCCCTGGGAGAACGACCGGCCGGCCTGCGCCGCCGAAGTGACGTTCGAGAGGCCCGGCACATATTCGGCCGCGAGGCGGCCGGTGTAGCCCAGGCGCTCCGCGCCGGTGGTCGGCACGCCGAGCCGCTGCGCGCCTTCGCTCAGCCCTTGCTGCACGTCTTCGCCGACCGTGTTCGAATAGGGCGAAACCGATTGCTGCGGCTGACTGGTGGCGAACGGCAGCGAGCGCGCGGTCAACGGATGAGTCGGGTCCGAGGTCGCGGCGACATGGCCGGCGAAGCCAGGGTGGCCATCGTTGAACGGATTGCCGTCGACCGGGGTCGCCTGCCAGGACTCGGGCGAGAGGTCGGTGTCGCCGATATCGCCGAGGTCGGTCACCCCGCCATCGGCGAATCCAACCCGGCCGCCGGTCCACTCGGTGCGCGGCGGAGGCGGCTGGCTATAGGGATCATGCAGCGTATGCCCTGGGTGACTCACGAGCTGCGGAGGCGTCATCACGCCGCTGATGGCTCTCGATCCCTGGCGCGCGAGCGCTTCATCCTGCGCCGCAATGCCATCATCGTAGCTGGCGACCGGAGCCCCATCCCCAGCCTGATAGGCTTTCCCGTGGCCAGGATCGTGAACCATGAAGACGACATCTGGCCTGCCACCGTTGAAGCGCGCGAAGTCGTCATAGTTCCAGCCAGGGGGCTTGTACTCCTCGTTCCACGGCAGGCGGGCGACGGCGCGAAAGCCAGAATCGCTGTAAAGCCGCGGGAGAACGGTGTCGAAGGCGTCGAGCCTGCGCCCGCCCTCGCTGGTCGCGAGATTGAGCATCGAACGGGTGATCTTCGGCGCGTCGGTAGCGTCGGGATGCTTGAACACCGAGACGATGTCGTCGCCCTTGAGCGCGAAGCCGGCGCGATCGTCAGGCGTCACGAAGGTGCGGGCGTCGCGGTAATCGTCGACCGGATAGTGGGTGACGGCGGCGCCGGCCGGATTGGCCGCCTTGGCCGCGCCGATGGCGGCGTGGAAGCGTTCGGCCCCGCCCTGCGCGGGGTCCAATTCATGATAGGGCGGCGCCGCCGCGCCGGCAGAATTGAGCTGCGCGGCGAGGTCGGAATGCGGGGTAAAGACGCCCCTTACGGCTCGCTGTCGAGCATCTTCAGCGCTTCCGCGCGTGTAACCTTGAAGTCCCGCATCACGTTCTGGATTGTCTCCTCCTCCAGAGCTGGATTGTGCTGATAACCCTCCCCGTAGAACTTCACCGGGGGCTGATGCGGGGTCGGGGGCGGCGCCTGGGGCGGCGGACGTTTCTGTTCCTGGGCCATTGATATTCTCCGTTGCAGGAGCTGTACTATAGCCGGAATCGCTGATTCCGCCAAGCCCCTGCGGGTCGTCGTCCGTTCCGAGGTCGGTCACCCCGCCGCCACCGGCGTAGCCGCCGGCAACGAGGCTCGACGCCGGGGTCGGGGTGATGGGGCGCTGGATCGGCCGGCCGACGAAGCGCTGGTCGCCGATCGTGCGGTCGCTGAGATCGGCGAGCGCCGGGGCCCAGTCCGGAACCCGGCCGCGCGGCTGCATGGCGCGCGGGGCGTAATAGTGGAACGCGCCGCCGGTCGGATCGGGAATGGCGCCGGAGAACACCTTGTCGACGACGTCGCCGATCTGCGCGTAGCCGGGCGAATCCGGCGTGATCGAATGGGTGGTCTTGCTCGATTCGGCCACCCCCGGCGGGTTCCAGACCGAGAACTGATGGAAGCCACGCCGAGGGTTGACGCCCGGGGCCGGGGCCTTGACGACGCCTTCGACGCCCTGGCCGTACTGGCCCGAATCGATCCGGTTCTTGATCACATGAGCGACCGCCGCTTGGCCGAGCGGCGGCTGATCGCCGGCCTCGCCCGCGACGGTGCGGATCATCATGTCGCGGTCGGAGGCGGAGAGCGGGCTCTGCGCATCGGGATCGGCGGCGAAGCGATTGGGCGCCGGCATGGCGTTGGCCGGCCAGGACGTTGGCGGCGGCGGCGTTGGCGGCGGCGGCGCGGGGGCGTCGGCGGAGCGCGCCGCTAGCGAGAACTGATCCGGCGGCCCGGCGAACGGATCGCCGTCGACCGGGGTGAGGTCGAAGTCGTCGGCCGTGCCGAGGTCATCCGCCATCGGCCGATTCCATCCCGGCCCGCTCGTAGAGGAAATCAGCGAGCAGCGTGTACTCGTCGTCGTCCCAGCATTGGGACAGGGCAATCCATTCCTTGACCCATTCCCACAAGGCCGGCGCGCCGAAATTCGCCTCAAGCGCGGCCAGCATTGCCGCGTCGTCGCTCATCTGCGTTCGATCCGGAAATACTGGCCGGTCTTCGGGTGCTTCACGTAGTGCTTGCCGTCCGGCGCGCGTCTGGCGATGCCGTACGGCGTCTTCAGGAAGCGCGGCGCCTTGACCGGGCCGCCGGCGGCCTTGCCGGAGCGGCCCGGCATGGCCGGCGGTTTCATCGCCGCCATGCCCATCTGCATTTGCCGGTCGGCGCCCTGGTTCGCCATGTCGTGCTGCTGCTGCCCGGCCTGCATGCCGGCGTCATGTTGCTGGGTCGCCGCCTGAGAGCGCGCCTCGTGCCGCTGCTGCCCGGCCTGCATCGTCTGTTCGTGGAGTTGGTTGGCGGCGGTCATGCGCAGCTCGTGCGCCTGATCGGCGGCTTGGCTCTGCGCGTCGCGCTGCCGATCGAGGTGACCCTTGACCTGATCGGAGAGGAGCTTCTGCGAGCCGGCGACCTTGTCGTGCATGAGCTGGGTGTCGGCGACCAGTTTCTCCTTCTGGATGCCGGCGTTGGCGACCGCGAGCTTGGTCTGCTGATCCTGTGTCCGGCTCTGGTTCTCGATGCCGGCGTTCTGAATGTTGTGCTGCAGCTCGTTCGCCTTGGTCTGGCTGTCGAGCATGTCGGCGTTGGCGGAGATCATCGCCGCCTGCGCCTTCGGATCGGGCGGCGGGCCCTGCACCGGGGCCTGACTCAGGAATTGCTCGGGATGCGAGAAGCCGATGCCGCGGATGCAGACGGTGCGCACCTGGGTGACGTCAAAAGCGGCCGGATCGTCTTTGGCCATCTGATAGAGGGCGGCGTTGCGCAGCATGCGCTGCAGGTGCGAGGCGGTGTTGGGATCGGCCCGGGTGACGATCTCGTAGGTGTTGATCGCCTGGAAGAACGTCTCCTCATCGACGATCGAAGCCTTGCGGTTCGAGCGCCACATGGCGGCCGGATCTTCGCGGAAGCGCTCGATCAGGAGCTGCAGCTCGTCCGACTGCGCCGCGCACAGGCGCTTGTGGGTCGCCATCAGAGGTTTGATGGCCTGCTCGATTAACGCCAAGGTCGTGCCCACCGGCGCGTCCTGGCGGCCTTCGCCGACCATCACGTCGGCGGTGCCGCCGAGTGCCTTGCCGCTCGACTCGAGCTGGCCGACGAAGCCGACGAACACCGGGTCCGGCGACTTGTACGGCATGCCCATGGCGACTTGCTGAATCGGCAGGCCGCCCGTCTCGATCTCGGCCGCGCCGCCGGGGGGCACGCGGAAGATGTTGTTGTTCTGGCGGCCCGCGCCTTTCGCGACGAGCAAGCCAGGAAAGTTGGCGAACATGCCGGCATCGATGAACTCGCGCCACGCGGCGGTGATGCCGTTCGTCAGGTTGCCCAAGAGATGCGAGAGGCCGATGCCGTAGAAGCCGAAACCGCGGATGAACGGGAACTGGACGAAGTGGGTCTTCGGCAGACAGAGTTCGTCATCCTCGACCCAGTTGCGTCGAATCTCGACCACTTGGCGCGTCTCTTTGACGATGGTGACCTTGTAGGGGATCTGCAGCCCATCGGCCTCGCCGCGCGTCTCGTGCTCGTAGCCGGGGATGTCCAGCTCGCAGTAGCATTCGTAGATCTCGTAATCGCGGTCCTCGCGCTCCGAGCCTTCGTTCTTGCGCACGCCGGAGATGGTTTCGGTCTGCAGCTCGGGCGGCGTCTTCTCCGGCCAGCCGGGCTCGCCCAGCTCGATGTCGGCGTACGCGCCGACGAGCTGCATGCGCCGGATCATCGACTTGCGCATGAAGGTGCGATGGGTGACGCGGCCGGCGTCGTAGAGCGAGGTGGCGTTGTTGCGGACGATCAGATCTTCGCCATAGACGGCGCGCGACACGGGCCGGCGAAGGATCGGGTCGTGATAGATTTTCTTGAACACGCAACCATCGAGGCCGACCCTTGGCAACATCGCGTCGGTGTCGGGCAACCAGGGCTTATCGACGGACGTGAGATAGTGGTTGAGATCCTTTTCGAGCGCGTCGGCGAGCACGTCGAGTTCGGGTGAGACGCCCGAGGTGTCCTCGGCGACTTTCGCCGGCCCATCGGTCGGACACAGTTCGGCAAACGCATTCGCCCCAAATCGGATCACCGCCTCGGCGAGCAGCGTCGCCTGAACTTGGCTCTGGCCTTCTAAGGGCGCGGTGCCGTCCGCGGCGCCGGTCGACAGCATCGCCTCGATCTTGAGGCCCATGAGCTTGATGCCGCGGGCTCGAGTATCGAGCCATTCGGAGCGCGAGCGATTGTCCTGCTCGATGAGGGTGAGCAGCTCGTCGCCGATGTTGCCGAGGATCGTCTCGGGCAGATCATCGGCGAGATTGGCGTCGAAACTGTTCGAGCGCCGGCGCTGCGTTCGCGGCGGGCCGATGTAGACGATGACGCCGCCATCGGCGGTTTCGATCTTGGTCGCCTTGCTCGGCTCGATTGGCGACGAGTCGCCCGAGAGGTCGACGTCGCGCGGCAGGAACGGCTGCGCGACCGCGTCGTCAGGCGGCTCGCCGTCGCTCTTCGAATAAGCGAGCCGGATCGAACCGAGGCCGGCCATCGCTATTCAACCAGCACCAGCTCGTTGGCCAGGATGTCGTCTTCGATCTCGGGGGTGAGCGGGCTTAACAGCACGCGCTCGCCACGCTGGATCGTGCTGGAGAACCAGCGTTCTGGCGGATCGGCGAGCTT